GTATCAATTTATAACTGAAATAAATTCTTATAATTTAATTAATAAAAAATTAAAATATAATAATATTATAGGTTTATCTGGTACACACCCTAAAAGTAGAATTAAAAATAAATTACTACTAGAATTAAATTTAAATATTTTACATAAAGTAACTATAGAAGAGGCAGTTAAAAAAGAATTAATAGCTAATTATAATATTAATGTATTTAAATGTGAATTAGATAATAAAGACAAATATATTAAATCTGGTAATAAAAATAAAACATTTTATGTTACAGAACAACAGAAATATAATTATTTAACCAAAAGGATTAAATACCTTAAAGAAAATGGTAAAACAGTTTCTAAACACAAAAAAATTAGTTAAAGCTTTAAGAGGTAGAAAAATAGTTTTTTCTAGTAATATTAAACAGTCTTTAAAAATCACTACTAAAGTTTATAATTCTAAAAGTAATAAAAAACATTTAAATGACTTTTTAAATGAAAAAAATGATATTTTAGGATTAGTAAATAGTGGTGGTGTAGGATTTACTTATAGAAATGTAAAATATTTTATAATTACACAAATAAATTCTAATTCTAATGGAACTATTACACAAAAAATAGCTAGATCATTAGTAAAACAAAATCAATATGTAGCTAATATTTATATAATAGTATTAGAAAATACAGTAGATATGTTATGGTTAGAAGAAGCTTTAAAAGATTTTAAAAAAGAAAAGATTAAATATTATAAATGTAATATATGAAAAAATTAAGGCTAGAAATAAATCCTGAAATTAAAACGTTATTAATTAAAAATAAAATACCTGTAGAAGAAGGTATATCATATTTAATTTTAAATTACTATCACTTGAACCCTTCATTTATACCTAATGATTTAATTAACAAAATAAATATTTTAAATATTTTTACAAAAGATTATGTAAGTAATACTTTGACATGGAATATTAATTTATTTGAAGAAGATTTAGGTAAATTTGATTGGATAGTAAAATGGATGGATGAATTTAAAAAAATAAATTCTGCACGAAGAGGAGTTAAAACAGATGTATTAAAAAGGATGAAAGATCTTTTTATGAATAATCCTGATTTAACAGTAGATGAAGTATTTATGGCTACAAAAAAGTATTTTAATACTTTAGATAGCCCTAAATATTTAAAAAAGTCACATAAATTCATTATGGAGGATGGTAAAAATTCTCTATTAATGGATTATGTATATAAGATAAGGGAAGAAAGAGTTTCTGAACTTAAAATAAATAAAGATGAACTAATATAATGAATTTTAACAATATATTAGAAGAATTAAAACAAAATAAGGAAAATCATAAAAATGGATACTATAACTGTATCCCATTTATGGGGATGGATAGGCTAGAAAAATTTATACCAGGTATAGAAATGAGTACTTACTATTTACTTACTGCAAGTAGTGGAGTAGGAAAATCTAAATTAGGTAGATTTTTATTTATTCATAACCCTTTTACTTATTTACATGAAAATGAAGATAGTGATATAGAAATATCAATAAAATATTTCTCACTAGAAGAGAGTAAGAAAAAAATCATATTAACAGAAATTAGTAGGTATTTACATACTAAATATGGTTTAGAAGTTTCTGTAAAACAATTACAATCTAGAGGTAGGTATAATACTATAGATGAAAGTGTTTTTGCAAAAATAGAAGAAGCAGAAGAATATGTAAATAAATTTTTAGAATCTATTGATATTCAAGATTCTATAAGAAATCCAACTGGTATTTATAAATATATGCGTGATTTTGCAATGAAAATTGGCAGATATTATAAAAAAGATGGTACACCTTTTACAGATGCAGAAATGCAAATGGTTATAAAGGGTAAAGGTGATTTATATAAGGAGGTATCTTATTACAAAAAAGATAACCCAAAACACTATGTAATAGTATTAACAGATCACGTAAGTTTATTACAAACTGAAAATAGAATGACTCAATGGCAAACTATGACTAAATATTCTTCAGACTACTGTTTAAGAATGAGGGATAAGTTTGGTTTTACCATTGTTAATATACAACAACAAGCATCTGATAAGGAAAGAGTTGAATTTAATTTTAAAGGAGATTCAATAAATTCTAAATTAGAACCTAGTTTAGATGGATTAGGGGATAATAAAACAACACAAAGAGATGCAGATATAGTATTAGGGTTATTTGCACCTAATAGATATAATATCTCAGAAAGTCTTGGGTATAACATAGATATTTTAAAGGATAATTTTAGATCTATGAAAATATTAAAAGATAGAGATGGAATAGCTAATAAACAAGTACCATTATTTTTTAACGGAGCAGTGGATTTCTTTAAAGAACTCCCTAGACCTGATGATAATGTTAATATGCGTAAAGTATATCAATATATTAAAAAAATAAGAGAATAATGGCGAATGCAATAGCAATAGTAGGAGATTCAGGTACAGGTAAAAGTACCTCAATAGGACAATTACCAGAATTTGGTATAAAAGGTTTAGACCCAAAAGAAACATTTATTATAAATGTTAAAGGTAAACCATTACCATTTAAAGGTTGGAAATCTAAATATATTCCTATAGAAGAAGGAAAACCTCCAATAAAAGGTAATTATTATGCCTCTACAGATAGTAGTAAAATAATAAAATTAATGCGTTATATATCTGAAAATAGAAAAGATATAAAACATGTTGTATTAGATGATGCACAATTTATAATGTCAGAAGAATTTATGGCAAATGCACTAAAAAGTGGATATGATAAATTCAATCGAATGGCTAAGAATATGTATGATGTAATAAATACAGGAATTAATATGAGAGATAATATTAATTTTATAATTCTTACACATTCAGATGAAGAAGAAGGTAAAACTACCATAAAAACTTTAGGTAAAATGTTAAGTGATAAAGTAAATTTAGCAGGATTATTTACTACAGTGCTTTATAGCATACCTAAAGTAGGTACACAAAAAACAGAATATTTCTTTGTTACAAATCAATTTATTAGTGATAGAGGTATAGTAATATCAGCTAAATCACCAGTTGGTTTATTTGATGATATACTTATTCCTAATGATATGGGATATGTAATAGATAAGATAGAAGAGTATAATAAATAACAATTAAAAAACAATTTTAATGAATACACAAGTTGAAATTAGTCTAAAAGATTTAACTGAAAAAGTTAATGAAGGTTGGAAAAAACAACAATTAGTCCAGCATTATGGGGTAAGCTTTGCTTCAATGGGTAAAATTTTAAAAGAAGCGGGTTTAAGAATAAGAAAATTTCATAAACCAAAATATGTATTAGTTAATGATTTATCTAATACAGGGGAGGATGAAATTATTGAAGAAGAAACAGATATATTTGAACCAATAGAAGTTGTAGAAAAAGAAGTAGATACCTCAGATAATTTACATCAAATGGAAAACAATGAGGTAGAAACTTCAAAATGGTAAAAATTAATAAAATAAAATAAATATATATATATGTACGGATACACAGATAGTAATGACGTTGTAAATAATACAAGCGGGGGTAAATTTGGTTTAAATAATAAGGCTTATTTAACTAAATTTGAATACAACCCTAACGGAGGAAAAGATGGAGCCCAACAAGATAGTATAGATATCACTATAACTATTGAGGATAAAGAATATAGAAAAAGAATATTCCCTTTTACAAAAGTATATGGTAAAGATAATGAGGAGATTACAGACTCTAACCACCCCGAATTTAAAAAGGGATTAAAACTGTTTAATGCTACTTTAATGGATTTTGTAGAAATTTTTACAGATAAAGAAGTTGTAAAACAAGCTTTATCTACAAATATCACTAATTTTGGGGATTTTGCAAAAATTTTAGAGGAATTAGTAAAAACAGATCCTAATTGGAATAAAAAAAGATTAGATGTTTTTTTAAGATATCAATTTACTATTAAAGGGGAAAATAATAGAACTTGGTTAGAACTACCAAAAAATATAAAACATGGGAAACATATTTGTGCTCATATTGAAGGGGATTTTCATCCTATTAAAACTTCTGGTTTAAAATATGTAGATTCTGAAGGTAATATACATCCTTTTAAAAGAAGTGAATGGTTTATGGGGAGTAATTTTGCTAATCAAATTATACTAGAAGGAGATAGTTCAGATGATGTATTTAGTTCAGATTCTACAGGAGTAGATAGTGATGAATGGTAATAAGGAATGTACACCTACGTAAAGTACACCCCATTAAATAAAGAAGAAATATTAAAAAGAGTGTCTCAAGAAGAGATATTTCAATTGTGTTTTAAAGAGCCTTTAGATTTTAGTAAATTCTATAAAGCACCTTATAGAGAGGATAAAAATCCAGGTTGTTATTTTAATAATTTTAAAGATATATTATATTTTACAGATTTTGCAAATGTAGGAGAAAATCCTAATTTAGATTGTTTTAGTTTAATACAAAAATTATATAATACTGATTATATACAATCATTAAGATTAATTAATAGTAAATTAAAATTAAATCTGGGATTTACAAGGGAGATAGTAAAAGAAGAAAAATATAATTATATACTTAAAAAAGAGGAGAAGAATAGACCTAAAAGAAATAGGTCTATTCTTTTATCTAAAAGAGATTTCAACTTAAAAGATAAAAAGTATTGGTTTAAATATGGTATAAGTAAGCAAAATTTAATTGATGATTTAGTTACCCCTATTAGAGCTTTTAAAGCCTATAGTAGAGCTAATGCACCTTTTAGTAAGACTTCTTATACTCCAATGTATGCTTATACTGGATTTTATAACTTAGAAGGGGAATTGAAGGATAAAAAAATTAAAATTTATAATCCATTAACTAAAAATAAAAAAGAAAAATGGTTTACTAATTGTAATCAAGATGATGTAGGATTCTTAGAAAAAATACCTATAAAAGGTGATATATTAGTAATTACTAAATCTTATAAAGATGCCAGAATTATATTAAATGAAGGAATAAATGTAGTGTGGTTTCAGAATGAAGGAATATTCCCTAATAATGAAATATTACAAAATGTAATAAGTAGATTTAAAAAAATATATATTATATTTGATAATGATAATACAGGAGTAGGAGCTAGTATTGCTTTATTAAAAATAATAAATAGTTTATCTACAATAAATACACAGGTGATATCAGTGTATAAAAGTAAGAATATTACAGATATAGCTGAATTGTATCTTTATAATAAAAAAGAATTTAAAAACTTAATTGAAAGAATTAAAAATTAACAAAAAAATAAAAAATTATGACAGCAAATGCAAAAACAAAAAAAGCAGTGACTTATTTACAAATGATCACACGTGATGAAAAAAAATTAAAACAAGAACAAGCAATTTATAAAGCTCAAGAAGCTAAATTAAAAACTGATTCAGAAATTTTAAAATTAACTTCTGAGTTATCTGTAGCTAAAAATAAATTGGCTGTAGCACAATCAAGAGTACCTTATTCAGCAAGTGTTGAATTTGAAGTTACAAAAGAAATTATGGAATTGGAAGAAAGATTAGAATTTTTCAAAGCTATCCAATCTGAAAGATTTACAGATGTATCTATTTAATAATTAAAAATTAAAATTAAATATGGAAATAAGAAAAATTAAAGTTTTTGCCACATCAGGTAAAAATGGAGTTATAGAAACAAATGTTTCTACATTAGGGGAGTTAAAACCATTATTAAAAGAAATGAATATTAATCTTTCTAATGCTAAATTTATGGTAGGAGAAACTAAAAATGAATTGGGTAGAGATGAATCTATGTTACCTGAAAATGATTTTAGTTTATACATTATGCCAGTAAAAACTAAATCAGGCTCTTCTTCAGAAGAATTAGGTGATTTATTTGCTGAATTAGAAAAGGTATATGCAAAAGCTTCTACTATATCTTCAAAAATTTCACAAGCATATTATGATAAAAAAGATGTTGAATTAAATGGAGAAATTCATTCAGATTTATCATTTGAGACTTCACCTGAAATTTCAGAAGAGGAAATTGAGGAATTTAATAGAATTGCAAATCAATAAATCTATATTAAAGGGGGTTAATTTTAGCCCCCTTTAATTTAAAATATTACTGTTATGGAAGTAACAAAAGAAAAAGAAGTAATAAAATATGATTTAAATACTTATAAAAGAATTAAAAGCTTTTATGAGCAGGATAAATTAAAAATACAAGGAATAAAATTAAAAGAAAATTTATTTGAAGAATTTATAACAGCTATTAAAACTTTAAATGATATTTATCCTAACGCTTGGGATTTTAAGTATTATAAAAAAAAGGATTGTATAGATATTTATGGTGTTTATATACACTTTCCTGAAATAAAATTAAAAAATTCTAATGGTAAAAGCCACATTATTTATGACCTATTTGTTTTAGTAGAATTTATTATAAATAAAATAAATAATAAAGAAACTATAGGAATAAGTAATATTAGAGGGAATAGATCTACTTATAAAAATGTAGAAGTTAATTGTGGATATGTGCATAGTCATCTATCTATGCTGCCCGATGCAAGAAATAATAATTTTGGGGCATTTTGTTTAGGTTCTGGTGAAATAAATATGTATTTAGCTAATATAAATGCAGGAGAAACTACAGAAGACAATTGGTATAAATTATGGCTACAAGTACATGCATTAGTATCTTGGGAAAGTTTAGAAGGGGTTCCTCATAAATATATGAAAGATATTAGGCTTTCTCATTCTTCATCAAGAAGAAATTTAAGGTATTTTAATAATGGTTCAGATACAATTTATATTTTATTAGAAGAATTAAAAAAGGCAATAAGAAGTGAGGATATTATTGTTCCTTTTATAATATTTAATAATAAATATAAAATAAAAGATGAACTTACATTATTTAAAGACTTATTAGAATATACTAAAAACAATTCTTCACCTCTTAGTAAAGAAAAGTTTTTAGCGTATAAATTAAATGGGGACTATTATGCATATAATGAAGGAAATAAAAATTTATTAAAAGGTTCTGTACAAGATTCTTATAAATTTAAATACCCAAAAGTATGTATATTTAAGGGGGAAGAAATTACTAAAAAAGTAATAGATTTTAAACAAAGAAACAAAGAAAATAAAGTATTTGAAATAGATTTTACTTTATCTACAAAAGAAAGATTAATAAAATTAATAGAAAATGAAACAAATAGAAAAGCAATTAGAAAAAGTGCAATTAAAGACTTTAGTGAAAGTTGTAATGCCTAAAAAAGTTCTCAATGAAATTAAATATGCGTGCCAAAAAATTCCAAATGTGGAATGGTCAGGTGTATTATTTTATAGTGTAAAAGGTAGTATAAAAGACCCCAAAGATTTAGAATTAGTTTTAGAAGGTATTTTACCTATGCAAAAAGGTGTATCTTCTTATACTGAGTATTCTTTTGATGAAAGAGTTGTAGAATATATGACAAATGGAGATGAAAGAATGGCATGGAAAATGGGGCATGTACATTCACATAATAATATGGGGGTATTTTTTAGTGGAACTGATATGTCTGAATTACATGATAATGCTCCAAATCATAATTTTTATTTATCTTTAATAGTAAATAATAAAATGGATTTTACAGCTAAAGTTGCTTTTGTAGCGGATTTTCAAAATGCTACTATGGTAGCTAAAGATGAAAATGGTGAAGAGTACAAAATGGGTTCTGGAGAAATAAGCAAAAAACTTATTATATATGATTGTGATATTGTATTACCTGAAGATAGTATTACAGTTAATGAAGAATTTTCTAATGGTATAGATCATATTATAGAAAAAGCTAAAAAGAATACAAGGGTATTTTACAGTGGTGGTAATGTATATAATGATTGGATTACTAAAAATAAAGGTAAAAATAAAAAAGGTAAAAAGAGAGTAACTCCAAGATTGGGTTTTGCTTATGAAATTAAACAAAAACCTAGTCCTATTATAGTTACTCCCTTAATTGATGACTACCCTACAGATGATGATATAAATGATTTTAATCAGTATGATGATATTATAGAAGATTTTACTAAATATGTTTTAAATAATGGTAATAATGCTTCTGAATTTGAAGAATTTCATCATATAATTGAAGATTTATATTTAACTTATGGTGTAACACCTTCAGGACTAACCTCTGCAATTATAGGTAAATATGTAGAAATGTATGATAAATATTTTTCTGCTGTTAAAAGTAAAAATACTCCTGAAACTTTTATTAAAATAACAGATAGTTTAATAGAAGAATTAGATATAGCTGAAAAAATGACTATGGATAAAGAAATAGAATCTTATTTTTCTGCTGTAAAAGAAGCATTAATAAAATTGAATACAGAATTTCAAAAAAATGGATAAAAAATGGATTTAACAAAATTTAATAGATTTAAAGATGCCTCATGGTTTCCTACAGAAGAATTTAATAATGAATATTTAATAGATGTAGGAGGTGCTGGTGGAATATCTAGTTGGTTAAGTTTATTACTTACTAGAGCAGGATTTAATATAATGGTACATGATTTTGATACTATTGAAGAGCATAACTTAGGTGGGCAATTTTTTCAAGTAAATGATATAGGTAAATTAAAAGTAGAAGCTTTATTTAATAATATTAAATTATTTACTGGTACAGGTATTAATATTTCACAAGAGAAAGTTACAGAAGAAACAGAAATTTCTACTCTATGTTTTTCTGGTTTTGACAATATGAAAGCTAGAAAAGATATGTTTAATGCTTGGAAAAGAGAAATATTATCTTATAAAGATAATAAGCAATTAAAAGAATTGTATGAAAATGCAATCTTTATAGATGGGAGGCTATTAATGGAACAAATGCAAATATTTTGTGTTACACCTGAAAATATGACTGAATATGAAGAAAAATATTTATTTGAAGACAGTGAAATTGAAGATGTAGTTTGTACTTTGAAACAAACAAGTCATAGTGCTACTATGATAGCTTCACATATGGTAGGATTTTTTACTAATCATGTAACTAATATATTAAGTGGGAGTAAAGACAGAGTAGTACCATTTTATTATGAATATTTTATACCAATTGACTATTTAAATAATAAATAATGGAAACAAACAATTTAAAAACTTTTTTAAATATAGAAAACATAGTACTTAGATCTGACGCATTTAAAGTAAAAGATTTTTATTATAGTACGCACAATAAATATATTCCTTTATATTCTATATTTCACAATAATATTTTTGAAGTAGAAAATAAAAAAGGAATTTTATTAGAGTATAATAGTTTAGATAAAAATTCTTATGGTGGTGTACCTTTAAAAACATACAATGAATTGTATAATAAATTTAAATCTAGATTCACTGGAAGATATGCATTAATAAGAAAGAATAAAGACACTATTTTTATAAGGACATATTATAATAATATGTTTTTTGTAGAAAATGATAAGATAGTTCCATTATTACAAGTTGGGGTAGATTCAAATTACATAATTAATAATAATTATAAAACAGTTGTAGAAAATCCAGAAAGTAAATATTTTAAACTTTTTGTAAATTCTATATTATTAACGGATGAAAATTTCTATTCTTTTTGGAGAAAAGTAAGTAAGGAGTTTATACCAAATTTTTATACACATGGTATAGATGTTATTATTACAAATAATACTGGACAAATGTATAATAAGAATTTTAACCCTAATTTTAAAAATAAAAAAGAAATGATAAAAGTTTTAAAAGATGAAGTACAATTAATAATGTTAGATAATGAGTTCTAAAGCAAATTTAGGGAGAAAAAATAAAAGAAAAGGCTCTAGGACAGAAAGACTTTATGCAGAAAGGTTTAGAGAGCTAGGTTTTAAACACTGTATTACATCACGTAAAGGTTCAAGATTACATGATGATGCAGGTATAGACCTAATATTTATTCCTTATAATGTTCAAATTAAAGCTGGTTATCCTAGAGGACTTAATTATAGTAAAGAATTAAAATATTTAGAGGATAGAATGAAAGAATTATTTCCTTCAGATTCTATAGAACATAATTTACCAAAAATTGTTATACATCACAAAGATAGACAAAAAGGTTCAAGAAGTAGATCTGAGTATGATGATTTAGTAATTATGACTTTTAAAGATTTTAAAAAATTAATTAAAAAAGAATAGTATGAAGATAAACAACGGGAAATTGTATATCAATCGAACTTATAAATATTTATTTCCTACATTGAATTTTTATGGAAAAGAATTTAAAATAAAATTAAATTCTCTAATAAAACTTGCAATAGGAATAAGTGATAAAAATTATAATTGTAAAGGAAAAAAATGTATTTTTATACTCCTACAAGGTAAAAATCCTTTAAATAAAAAATATACAGAAACTTTACAAGAATTTTTAAGTTGGATAAAGACACAAAATTATTATATTGATGATTATATATTTAATAATGTATTATCTAGTAAACATATGTTAGTATTAAAAATTCCTACTCCTTTTAATGAAGCATATGATAATTTTTTATTAGGTAGATATAGTAAGATGTATAAAAAAAGTATAATTGATTTATATTTTAAAGATACTTCTAAAGAATCTAAAAAAGATATAAGAAGTATTTTAAATAAAGATAATAAATATTTACAAACTTTTGTTAATATAATTAATAAAGAGTTTAATACAAATATTAAAAAGGAAAAATTATCTCATATAGAGTTAGATTATCCTATAAATTTTAAAAAAGAAACAGAAATTTTTAATTTAAAAAAATGAATAAAATAATAGCAATAAGTGGAAATGAAGGTGTTGGAAAAGATACAGTTGCAAGTATTATACAGTACTTAATAGACTCACATGCAGGTTTTCATTACCCTTTAAAAAGTTATTTTTATAGAAATGATGAACCAAGTTTAACAAATTGGGAGATAAAAAAGTTTGCAGGAAATGTAAATAAATGTTTTAAAATAATTACTGGTATAAATTTTCATAAACAAGATAGAGCTAGAAAAGATATTTTAAGAAAATTATTTATAAATTTTGCGGAAGGGAATAAAAAAATTTTTAATAATAAAATTTGGGTAAATTCTTTATTTAATGATTATACACAAGATAAGAAATGGATAATATCTGATTTAAGATTTAATATTGAATTATATAGATTACAAGAATTAAATACTCTATTTATTAAAATTGTAAAAAATAAAGAAGAATTAAATAATGAATTAAAAAATTTTAATAAGTGGGATTTAATATTATCTAATGATGGTACTATTGAAGATTTAATTCCTTTAATAGAAAAATTTTTATTAAAAAAAGGTATAATATGAAGACAGAAATAAAATTAACAAGAGAAGAAATACTTTTTAATAAATTAGTAAGAAAAGGTTGTTTAAGAAAAGTATTAAAAAAGATAAATAAACCTATTAAATATCAACAAACAAATCTAGAAATGATTTATTATAAAATAGATGATATTATAGATGATAAATTAGAAAAAGAATTATTAAAAAAAGTAAAAGATTATATAGTTGATGAACATTACATATCTGGAGACAATTCTATGTTTTTTGTAATTGCAGATGCTTTAAACAATCATGGTAAAAGTGCTTTACATTCTTTTATAGGAAAAGATATGTTTTATCTTAATGAATATTTAAAAGATAATCCTACGAGAAATTTTAATAATTTATTAGAAAAAATATGTGAATAATGAATAAAAAATTAATAAATTATTTTAATGGAGATACTTTAGCAGCTAGCATCTGGTTACAAAAATATGCATATAAAAATGAGGTTACCCCAAATGATATGCATAAAAGAATGGCTAGAGAATTTATTAGAATAGAACAAAAGTATCAACATTTAGAAAAACATGAAGATAAACATAAACTATCTGAATATGGTAAAAATAGAGAACATTTAAATTTTGATAAAATATTTGAGTTATTTAAAGATTTTAAATATATAATTCCTCAAGGCAGTGTTATGGCTACTTTAGGTACGGATTATTTAGCATCTTTAAGTAATTGTTGGGTTGTAGATGAACCTGAAGATTCTTATGCATCTATTTTAAAAACTGATGCTGAAGCTGTATTTTTATATAAAAGAAGAGGTGGAGTTGGTACAGGAATTAGTAAATTAAGACCTAAAAATACTTTTACTAACAATTCTGCTAAATCCTCTACAGGAGCAGTAAGTTTTATGGATAGATTTAGTAGTACTGTTAAAGAAGTAGCTCAAAGTGGACGTGAATAAAAAAATAAAATAAAGTTGAAAATAAAAAGAGTAAACTATGGGATATAATAAGAATGGTATAATAAATTTGAATAAATTAGAAGAATTAGTAAAGCAAGGTTTAAGCTATGAAGAAATAGCTACTATATTAGGATATTCTGTAATATCTATTAAGAATAGTGTTTATAAAAACAGATTTAGAAAAAAACATAATATTGATTTAGAAACTTTAAGAAAAGTAGATAAAATGTTTTTAAACAAGATAGATACGAAAGAAAAAGCTTATATTGTAGGTTTTTTATTAGGGGATGGTTATATAAGTAAGAAAAATACTGTTTATTTAACTATTTCTATAAAAGATAAAAACTTAATTTATAAAATTAATGACTATATCCCTTGGGATTGTATAATAAAAGAAGATTTAACTTTTAATAAAAAACAAAGAAGATTCCCTAATATATCTATACAATTTAGAAGCACTACTTTTTCAAAAAATTTACTAAAACATTTT